CTAAGTGTCGAGTTCATACTGTAACCCATTATTTCGTTGGATATTGCTGATGTTTATCACTTTTAAGTTTCTAATCTGGGGTTGGCCTTTGCCTTTTGGTGGTGTGTAAATATCAAAAGTAATTTTAGCATCAATAATATCTTTTGGTCCAATTGCAGGAATTAAACCGTCTTGATATCTTTCCAACCATTCTTTATGTGTTATTCTTCCACTCAAGCGCTTATCCAAACTTATGCTACGAAATGACCACACAGAATTACCTTCGTTAACAGAGACGGTTACATAGAGTTTATCATTTAATTCTATGCTTTCAGTACTCCCTAGGAACATTTCTCTTGGTTTTCCACCAAAACGCCATTTTGTATTAAATTTAAAGTTTTGGTTGTTATTGCTATTGCTAGTAATAATGACTGATTCATTTGGCTTTATTTTTTGATTCGCAGTTGAGAATTTTTCTAGAGCAAATGATAGATTTTGTCTGTCTATATTGGGGTCCGCTATTTGTTGTGGTAGATTTTTTGCTAATGCAGTTTCTAGATTTACAGCTAGAGTTTCTACTTGTTCTTCAGTGTCGGTGGTTTCAATGTCAGTTAACTCTCTAAATAACTCATCGCCTGAGTTATAAAATGCATTGGCTAATATTTCGTCAATTTTTCCGGGAATCACTGAGAGTTTACTAAGTATTGAACCACTTTTAATTTCATTTAATTGAAAGTTGAAATCTGCTTTAATTCCAATAGAGTTACTTAATACTTGTCCAAAATCACGGTAAGCATTTATGTATAATGCCATCGCCTCAAATACCTCTTCTGGATTGTGGCGGTCTTTGAGATAATCTATTTTTATCGATAACTCTGGGTTCACATTTAGCCCCTTGTGGCGCGCAACATTCAGGACCGTGATCCATGCTTTCCTATAGGTGGACGTCTGAAAGTTGAATTATCATGATGGTTTTATCTATCCAAAATAACTCTAATACTCCTGTTTTTCAATGGTTTTCTGCAGTCTTGAAGGGGCAAGACATATGTTGATATGACGTAACTTGTACTTTCAGCAAACTCCTTTGGTATTTGGATAATCATTCCACCAAAAGAAATGAACAGATAACTTTGATACATGATGGCCTGTTTCAAACTTAAGTTGATCATTAGGGGATGGGACACTAACACACACTGGTGCTAGTGTAAGGTAATCTGATTTGCATTTACCCCGCTAACTTAATACCTCTCACGCCCCCAGCCAATATGCTTCCTGCATCAGCTGCTTCTATAAAGTCAGCCCACCATTGCATCATAGGTCGTCGCTGCTCAAGGTAATCACTGCGGTTGTAAGCTCGACGTACCTCATTCTTATCCACATGTGCAAGTGCTGCCTCAATGACATCAGGTGGAAAACCTTGTTCATTAAGGGCCGTACTTGCAATAGATCTCAGCCCGTGTGAAACGAGCACCCCACCAAAACCTGCGCGTTTTAGCGATGCGTTTACGGTCTGACTGTTCATCGGCTTGTTTGGCTTGATGCGGCTGGGAAAGATAAATTCTCGATTTCCACTTAACGGCTTCATCATCTCCAGTATCGCAATTGCTTCATCTGACAATGGAACAGTATGGTCGCGGTTCATTTTCATACGTGCTGCAGGAATCTTCCACTCTCGCGCTTCTATGTCTACCTCTTCCCGGCGAGCTTCAGCCGCTTCGGCAGGGCGCGTAATAGTAAGAAGTTGCCACATGAACAGGCAGCGTGTTGAGAGGCTAATGCTGGCTGTTCGCATTGTCTGCATCAGTTGAGGTAGCTGATCCGGTCGAATACTGGGCATGTTCTTTTTCTGAGGTTTCTCGAAGGCTTTACCGATATTAACGCTGGGAACAGCATCAATCAAACCTGTGTTCTGCGCGTAAATCATCACTTCATTGATACGCTGGCAAAGGCGACGGACAGTTTCTAACGCGCCTCTGGCCTGTACCGGTTGTACCGCCTGAACCAATGTATGGGCTTTGATATTGGTGACGCTTATATCGCCAATTGCGGGAAAAATATCTCTTTCCAGCGAACGCCTGATGTCCTCAGCATAGTCTTCTGTGACGCTGGCTTTCTTGACGTTCCACCAACGTTCAGCGACAAGTTTGAATGTGTTGGTCTTTGCTTCCAAAGAACTCCTTGCCAGTTCTTTCTGGTGTTCCTGAGGATCGATCTCTTTTGCCAGTAATGCACGAGATTCAGCTCTGAGTTTACGCGCATCGGAAAGCGAGACAGCAGGGTAGGCACCGAAGCTTTGCTTGGTTCTCTGCTTTGTTAAAGGTCGATGATAACGGAACTGCCAGAGTTTGCTTCCACTGGATTTGATTAGCAGCGTCAACCCATCACCATCGTATAGCTGGTAATCGGTATCTTTAGGTTTTGCAGCTTTGATTTCCGTATCCGTTAACGGCTTGGTTTGTCTTGCCATTGCCGGGTTTCCATAGTTTTAGGCACCTCAAAAACAATATAGCTTTATGAGGTGCCTAACAAGGTGCCTAAAAGGTTCGGATTTAATTAGTTGGCATCAGACTTCGCGGGACAAATTCAAGGCACAAAAAAGCCCGCATGGCTTGCGCCGTGCGGGCTCTTAGGACTTCATCGGATGACTCTGGTAATCACCGATGGAGAATTTTGGTGGAGCTGGCGGGAGTTGAACCCGCGTCCGAAATTCCTACATACCATTTTTATACTAATAAAAACATGTATTTACTTTTAAAATCATCACTTTATTGTTTTTTGTGTTTGTCGGGTTTTATGTGATTTTAAGTCCTTGCCGCCAAAATGCCGCCATTATTACTTATCCTCGATGGCATCATACTCAAGCAAGTTATCCATACACTTCTCGAGTTTGTAGAAGTCGGTGAGGGGATAGAGGTGAACAATACTATCGTCAAAATTCTTGATTCCTGACAGGCGCTCAGTGCGTCTCAAAAACCTTGAAGCTGACTTTACTTTGTCTCCCTCATCCGGCTCGCATGTGTATTCTAGTGTTTTTAGTACTTGCCAAGATACTGGAGGAGTTAGCTTAAACATTTTAATTAATTTAGGACAAAAATCCTTTGAGATTGTTTGTTGGTAAGTAACTTTTGGCGGGAGTACAACGTTGATTGACTTGTCTCCATCATTAGTTTTAACCATTTTAGTTGATCTGTAAGCGATACCAACAATGTTAGAATTTCCTCGGCGGCTGATCCATTGCATTAATAAATTAGGGATGATGTATTCCTGAGCAAACGATGTGCTGCTGTTTTTTTTTCTAAAGTTACAAGCATAAATTAAAGGCATCAAACAAATGTATGACATTTTTGTAAGATATGGCATTTCATCGTCATTAACTATGCCATAAAATCGCGAGTATAGAATTTCGGAAGTGAAGTCTAATATTTTAGAATCTTTTTCATTTGATGAGTAAGAGGATATATATAATTTATCAAAATCTGGCTTATCCATTTCCAGCCAGCATACATACAAGGAAGAACCAAGATATAAGCAGGGTAAGCCTGCAACAGAGTATCTTTGCGCATTGACTAGATGCCGCATAGAGAAAGGAATATGAAACATCTCTTTTCTATCTTTAATAGATGAGTCGGATTTTCTGACGCGAAAAAGAGGCTTGGATTCGTTGCATATCTTATTAAGTGGCGTGGATATGTGGTGAATGTAACGAAATGTTGCATTGTCAGAAAATGTACTATCAAAAATATCATACGCTGATTTTATGTCACCAGATAAAAATTTTTCCAAGGAAAGTACTATGCCAAAATATATCTCACTTATTTTTTCTAAACGTCGACCAATTCTCTTGGATAATTCATTGTCATTGTTTTCAGCATAGTCATTTATAATATTGAAGTAGATTTGACATTTATTCTTGAAATCACTAATTATGTCGGACTCTACCGTAAATGGTAAATTTAATCTTTTTTCTTTGACTGTAAGTGAAAATATTTTATTTAAACCGTCAGATAAACTCTCGCTTCCCATTTTTTATCCTTACGAATAGTTTAATGAATGGAGTGGGTTCTTTGTCACCGCATCCTCAAGATGATCTGGTGCAAAATGGGCATATATCATCGTCATTTTTATATCTGCATGGCCTAGGATATCGCGAAGCACAAGGATGTTTCCTCCGTTCATCATAAAATGGCTGGCGAATGTATGCCGTAGCACGTGGGTGCATTGGCCCTCTGGTAAATCGATACCAGCCCGTTTTACCGCGCGCTCAAAGGCTTTTCTGCATGGAGTGAATAACTTCCCTCGATTTTTAGGAAGCTCGTCATACAGGTCTTTTGATATCGGCACGGTTCGGTTTTTCTTGCCCTTAGTTTTAGTGTAGGTGATTCGGTATTTTGATATCTGATGACCCTGCAGGTTTTCGGCTTCACTCCAGCGAGCGCCGGTAGCCAGGCAAATTTTTGCAATCATCAGCAGGCTGTGGCTTTGAGAATCGGCGCAGGCATCCAGCAGGCGTTTAATTTCTTCCGGCGCCAGGAACGCCAGCTCACCTTCTGCGATCTTGAATGTTGGCAGCCCGGCGAGCGGGTTGGGTGCTGACCAGTGTCCCAGCTTTTTCAGCGTGCCAAAAACTGATGATAGGTTGCGTTGTTCAAGGTTTACCGTGCGGGGCTTAACTGGTGACATAAGCACGCCATCTTCATTTTTGACCTCGCCTTTTAGCCGCGCTTCACGGTATTTAGTAAAGTCTCCAGCAGTTAGCTCCGAGGCAATAGGATCACCCAGGCCATTACAAATAATGCTGAGTTTCGCCATCAGGCGCTTAGGGTCCGCAAGAGTCTGTCCGTAAAGTGAATGCCACTGCTTAATCACTTCTGACAATTGCCTCCTATCATCCTTTTCACCTAACCAGGGCTTTTTGTTCACCTCATCCATTTTGAAGTTTTCGAATGCTATGGCCTCGCCTTTTGTCGCGAATTGCTTGCGCACGCGTTTACCATCGCGCCCGCTAGGGTAGCACTCGCACAACCATTTCCCGTTTGGCTGCTTCCTGATGGTCATATTTAAACACTCTTAATTGATTTGATAGCGCGTCCCACAATTTCAATATCGTCCAAAGAGCATTCAAAAGATGAGTCACCTTGCTGAACGACTAAGCGGTTGCCGGGTATCCGCGAGAGTTTTGCAATAGTTTTTATTCCATCAATATCAACTAGCCATACACCATTTACGGGAGGTGTACCGCTTCGGTCCACGAGGTAAGAGCCATCATCTGTATGGATAAGTATTGGGTTCGTCATGTTGTGCGGTATCAGGCTGTTATCCAATATGACTTTCCCGTGGTCTACCAACGCGCCCCCGGCTAGCGTAGCTTTATCAATCTCAGGAGCTACCACCTCTGATAACGGTTTGATGTGGGCTTTGTTCACAAAATCAAAACTTCCTTCTTGCCCATTGCCATCATTTTTATCCCCTTGCCCGGTTGTAAGCCAAAGCAAAGAAACGCCTGTTTCGAGGGCGCACTGTATTACCCACTCAGCAGGGAAGCTATCGCGTAAGTATCTGTTTGCCATTGTGCTTTTAGATACGGATAGATGGTCGCACAGTTGTTGCCTGGAGCTAAAATTGTAAGCCTTAATCAGCCTGTTTATTGCGTCACGACCTCCACTGTCATTACCAACCTTTATTGATCTCATAAGCAAAACCCTTGGCGTATAGAAAATGCGATCTTAATATTCATGCAAGGTTTGAAAAACAAACCTCAACCATATAAAACGAGATAAAACGAAACTAAACTAAGAGATACTGCACTATGAGCACTGAGATTTCAATTCGTGTACCAAAAGTGATAGCCACGCCAGCAGAATTTGCTGAATGGGAAGGCTATTCCCGTGGTTCGGTTTATCAGATGATTCATAACGGTAAATTGGCTAACTACATTGAAAAGAAAGAAAAAAACAAAGGTCGTGTATTCATCCTTTACCTTAAGTACAAAAAGGAGCAAGCGCGTAAAAACATGGACCGATCAGCCTTTAACTACAACGTAGTTGTCGGTTAGTAAGTTCAATTATGAGAACTTTCTAAGGGGGGTACATGTTTGATTATAAGATTTCCAAACATCCGCACTTTGACGAAGCCTGCCGCGCTTTCGCGCTGCGCCACAACATGGTGAAGCTGGCAGCCAGCGCCGAAATGAACGTCCAGACTCTGCGCAACAAGCTGAACCCGGACCAACCGCATCAGCTTACTGCGCCGGAAATCTGGCTGCTGACTGATATCACTGAGGATTCCACGCTGGTAGATGGTTTCCTTGCACAGATTCATTGCCTGCCATGCGTACCGCTGAACGAATTGGCAAAGGAGAAAATGCCGCAGTACGTCCTGAAAGCGACTGCTGAGATCGGGCGCGTTGCTGCCGGTGCTGTTTCCGATGAGCATCAGACGACTGCAGGCCGCCGCCAGATTATCGACAGTATCAACTCCGTTACCCGCCTGATGGCATTAACCGCCGTATCTATGCAGGCTCGCCTGCAGTCTAGTCCGGCTATGGCTAGTGCTGTTGATACTGTAACGGGCCTCGGCGCGTCATTTGGCTTGCTGTGAGGTGTTTATGCTGACTAAAGAACCCTCTTTTGCATCACTGCTCGTTAAGCAAAGTTCTGCAATGCACTGCGGTCATGGCTGGATTATGGGGAAGGATGGCAAGCGCTGGCATCCGTGCCGCTCTCAGGATGCGTTGCTGGCTGAGCTGTCCACTAAAAAGCAGGGGAAACCATGGCTATTGAAGGCGATGCTGCGACTGTTCCGCTAAGCGCTGGCCTCCGTCTTAATGGGTTAAACCACATCGCGGAATTAAGGGCGAAAGTGTTTGGCTTAAATATTGATTCAGAACTGGAGCGCTTTATTAGCGATATGCGGGGCCAACGGGATATTAACCATGAGCAGAATAAACGCGCACTAGCCGCAATATTCTTTATGGCAAAGATTCCGGCGGAACGTCATAGCGTCAATGTTAGTGAGCTGACGACTGACGAAAAGCGGGAGCTGATTAAAGCAATGAACCATTTCCGTACAGTGGTGAGTTTATTTCCAAATCGGCTAGCCATGCCGAATTAACCAACAACCGAAATTAAAGGCGTAAACCCGTCGGGCTTCTTATTGCCCAAATTCAGGAGAAACAACAATGCGAAATATTGAAACCCGAATCACCAAAACAGGACCAGATGATGCTGGCCTTAACCAGATGCTGACTGATGCACGCATGGAAGAACGCCGTGCACGTGCCGCGGCAATGGCAGCCCGTCTTGATAGCCTGGCTTGCCATATCACGTCACGTCAGCTTAACCACGTTGAAGCGGCGGAGCTGCTGCGTATTGCGGCTGAAAACATTCAGAACGAAGTGCAGGAGATCCACTGATGGCTGATTCAATGGACCTTGTACAGCAGCGCGTTGAAGAAGAACGTCAGCGCCACATCCACACCGCCCGCAATAGAACGCCGGGCGTTTCCCGTGTGCTTTGCATTGATTGTGATGCACCGATCCCGCCAGCACGCCGTCGCGCCATTCCAGGCGTGCAGTGCTGTGTCACTTGTCAGGAAATCGCAGAGCTGAAAGGCAAACACTATAACGGAGGTGCAGTATGACTATGCGCATCCATCAGATAAAAATTGCACCTAAGTATTTTAATGCCGTAGTCGCTGGCAGCAAAAAGGCAGAGCTTCGCAAAGATGATCGCGGCTACAAAGTAGGTGATGTCCTTTCTCTCTGCGAATGGAAACACGGTTCATATACTGGTCGGGAATTGGCCGCTGTTATTACCCACACTTTGCCGATTAATGAAGTTGTGGCAGTGGAAGGGCAATGGGTAATTCTTTCTATTCGCTCATTAACGCCGCTTGAGGCTCTCTCCTATGTCATTTCAGGGGGAGCTATATGACCACTATCCTGAAATGGGCGGGAAATAAAACCGCTATCATGCCGGAATTGATTAAGCACCTTCCTGCTGGATCGCGGCTGGTTGAACCTTTCGCGGGTTCCTGTGCTGTGATGATGGCGACAGACTATCCTCATTATCTTGTCGCGGATATTAATCCTGATTTGATTAATCTTTATCTGATGATTCAGAAAGACCATGAGGCTGTCATTCAGATAGCGAAGGAGTTATTTAAAGATTTTAATTCGGATGTTCAGTATTACCGTGTTCGCCAGCATTTTAATTACTCTATTTTTAATGAAGTAGAAAAAGCAGCATATTTTCTATATTTAAATCGCCATGGCTATCGTGGCCTTTGCCGCTATAACCAGAAGGGTGAATATAATAATCCATACGGACATTATAAAAAGCCGTACTTCCCTGAAAATGAAATACGCGATTTTGCCGAGAAAGCAAAACGCGCAACGTTTATCTGCGCCAGCTATGACGAGACGCTGGCACTGCTGCAGACGGGGGATGTGGTTTATTGTGATCCGCCATATGACGGAACGTTTACCGGTTATCACAGCGCTGGTTTTACAGAGGATGACCAGTATCATCTGGCGTCTATTCTTGAGCGCCGGTCATCAGAAGGTCATCCGGTTATCGTGTCCAACAGCGACACATCCCTGACTCGCTCCCTTTATCGTAATTTCACCCATCACCGTATAACCGCTAAGCGCAGCATGGGCGTGGCTGCCGGTGATAGTAAAACTGCAGTAGAAATCATCGCCACAAAATCAGCATGCTGGTTTGGTGTTGATTTGGCGTCTGGTCCTGATATCTCGGTGGAAGCTGAGGTGCGGGCGTGGCAGTGAGTAAATTCACATTACATCATGCCCAAACCACCGGCGACTCGAATGAGGCCGCCGTGGCTTTTCCATGGAATGCCCCAAAAAAAGCGGTTAACCCGTATCTGGACCCGGCGGAAGTTGCGCCGGAGTCTGCGCTTTCAAACCTCATCACTCTGTACGCTGCGGATAACGAGCTGGAGCATCTGCGGCGTGAGGCGCTGAGTGATAAGGTTTGGGAACGTTATTTCTTCAATGAATCCCGCGATCCTGTCCAGCGTGAAATAGAGCAGGATCGGCTGATTAGCCATGCAAAAATGGCCCGCGAACAGCAGCGCGTTAATCCCGATTTGGTGATTATTGCCGATGTAAGCGCCATGCCTGCCCATATCAGCAAGCCTCTGCTGGAGCGGATTAAATACTTCCATAGCCTGGGCAGGGCTAAAGCTTATTCCCGCTATCTGCGCGAAACAATCAGACCGTGTCTTGAGCGGCTGGAGCGCGTGCGTGACAGCCAGGTGTCTGCGTCTTTCCGGTTCATGGCGAGCCAGGACGGGCTGGAGGGGCTACTGGTACTGCCTGAAATGAGTCAGGATCAGGTCAAACGTTTGTCCACGCTGGTTGCGGCACATATGAGCATGTGTCTCGATGCGTCCTGCGGTGATCTGTTCGTCAGCGATGATGTAAAACCAGAAGAAATCCGCCAGGCATGGGAAAGGGTTGCTGCAGAAGCCATGCGCCTTGAGGTCATCCCGCCAGCGTTTGAGAAGCTACGCCGCAAAAAGTACCGCCGCAAGCCGGTGCCTTATGAACTGATCCCACCATCGCTGGCGCGTATGCTGTGCGCGGACTGGTGGTATCGAAAACTGTGGCAGATGCGCTGCGAGTGGCGGGAGGAACAGCTGCGCGCCGTCTGCCTAGTTAACAAGAAAGCGTCCCCGTATGTCAGCTATGAAGCCGTGATCCACAAACGCGAGCAGCGCCGCAAATCGCTGGAGTTCTTCCGCTCGCATGAGCTAGTCAACGAAGACGGCGACACGCTGGACATGGAAGATGTGGTGAACGCCAGCAACAGCAACCCGGCACACCGCCGTAATGAAATGATGGCCTGTGTTAAGGGGCTGGAACTGATAGCGGAAATGCGCGGAGACTGCGCGGTGTTCTATACCATCACCTGCCCGTCACGCTTCCACGCAACCCTCAACAACGGCAGACCTAATCCGAAGTGGACCAGTGCCACTGTCCGGCAGAGCAGTGATTATCTGGTTGATACGTTCGCCGCTTTCCGCAAGGCCATGCACAAGGCCGGATTGCGCTGGTACGGCGTCCGCGTGGCAGAGCCGCATCATGACGGCACCGTGCACTGGCATCTTCTGTGCTTTATGCGCAAAAAAGACCGTCGTTCCATCACCGCGCTGCTGCGTAAGTTCGCCATCCGTGAAGACCGCGAGGAACTGGGCACCAATACCGGCCCGCGCTTCAAGTCCGAGCTAATCAACCCGCGCAAGGGTACACCGACCAGCTACATCGCCAAATACATCAGTAAGAACATCGACGGGCGCGGGCTGGCTAAAGAAATCAGCAAAGAAACCGGCAGATCATTGCGTGACAGCGCCGAGCATGTCTGTGCCTGGGCGTCACTGCACCGTGTCCAGCAATTCCGTTTCTTTGGTATTCCGGGGCGTCAGGCATACCGTGAGCTGCGCTTGCTGGCTGGTCAGGCGGCGAGAGTGCAGGGCGAACGCAAAGCGGGTGCACCGGTACTGGATAATCCGCGTCTGGATGCGGTACTGGCAGCTGCAGATGCGGGTTGCTTTGCCACTTACATCATGAAGCAGGGCGGTGTACTGGTTCCCCGCAAACATCACCTTGTCCGCACGGCTTATGAGCTTAACGACGAACCGAGCGCCTACGGCGATCACGGTATCCGTATCTATGGCATCTGGTCCCCGATTATAGAGGGCAAGATTTGCACGCACGCGATGAAGTGGAAAAAGGTTCGTAAGGCCGTTGACGTTCAGGAGGCGACAGCCGACCAGGGCGCTTGCGCCCCTTGGACTCG